ACATTCTAGCTGGAAAATATTATACTCCAACACCTGACGAAGTAGGAACATACTAAAATGACTCAAATCAGAACAATCGATGAGCTTGAGGCACAATATTATGGACACAATCGTAACCTTCTTAGAAAGGCTGATGCCCCATCAACAACCAGCACTGCTGGTATGTTTAACGCCATTTTTGGTGCGTATGCATGGGCTCAACTGAATCTTGAAGCAAACGCATTCGGCATACTCCCAAAATACCCTTGGGATAAATCTGGATGGAGGGTTATAACAGCAAAACCAACACTTAATACCAACAACAGTAACACTGCCCTAGGTGGTACTACTGAAGGTGGATTAATTGCTGAAACAATCAAACCAACAGTCGCAGAATTAGATGTCAAACCAAAAACTGCTCAGTTGCCTTTCAGTGCATCTGAAGTTATGGAATGGCTATCAACTCATTCAAAAGACGACATTTGGGGTGGACTTGGTTCACTAAGATTGTACATGGCTGTGCAACACAAAGAGTTCATTAATAGAATGCTTTTGGCAGATGTTGAAAGCGATGCAGCAGCATCAAGTGGTGTTCACACTGGTACACAAGACTTTGAATCCCTTGATAGAATCGTATCAAGTGATGCAGAGGAAGATGCACTAGGTGGAAGCCATTCAGGATTTTACGATCCATGGGCTGCTGATGCTACCGTTGACAGAGATGGAAACGGTGGAGAATTTGACTGTACAGTAGAATCTGCTTCTGGTACTATCGGTACTGACGGTGTATTGACTGACGATGTTCTAAGAACTTTCTTACGAAAGATTAGAATCGCAGCAGGTAAAGATCCAAATGTATTCCTAGGCTCCCATGAAGTCTACTCTGAGATACAAGGCTTATACATGCCAAGTGTCCGTATTGCAAACCCATACGGTGAGCAATTAGTTCAAGTAGACGTAAACGGTATCCAAACCTTTAAAGGTACAGGTACTGGTATTCATGTCGACTCTATATATGGAATTCCATTCATTCCAACCAAAGATGCACCATCTAATGGTTCAACTGAAGTTGGAAGACTATTTGCATTAGATACATCTGATGCAGAAGGCTATGGTTATCCAAGAATCGGAATTCAAGTGGCTATACCAACCGAGTATTATGAAGCAACTAGAAGATCTGCTGGTTATCCATTCGTGAACAATGCTTTCGTTGAGAAAGGTGTGTTCAGAACAATGGGTGAGACAGTTTGTCGCCATTTCAAATCACAAGGTAAAATTAGAGACATTAAACTCTAGTCATACCAACCCCCCTTTTTACCCCTTTTTTTATATTAACTTTATATAATAGTGGTTCATACATTTCTTAATGGCAATCACAATCGCACAAAATGCCGACCATAAAAGTCTTACAGGAAAGACACTATCCATCCAAGCAGAACTGACTTCTAAATTAAAGTCAACCATTGTTGATGTCACCTATGGTGCATCTGACAATTATGCTACTAATGGTAATACTGTCGATCTATCCCTAGGAAGTAGAATTAGTACTGTTATTGGAGCAGAAATACTCCATTGTAACAAAGGACTACTTTTGCAATATGCACCAGCAGCAGCAGGAGCAGCAGCAACAGGGAAAATTAAAGCTTTTGGTCACACTCCAACAAGCTCTACAGCAACAGTTGTAGCCCTTGAGGAACTAGACAATGCTGATACAGCAGTCAATTCAATGACTATTCGTATTAGAGTAATCGGTTTCTAGACTAAGATCTAGTCATATTTTTTTTCTTAATAATGTTTATATATGACCAATTATATCAATTATCATGACTTATACCAATCATAACGTAAAAGATGTATCTGCTGACGGTGCAGTAAAAGCAGGTCATGGTGTAATAGTTTCAGTACATGTTGTAAAAGCAGGTGCTAGTGGAGACAAAGTAGTATTTCATAATGGAGATGCTAACTCAGATCCAGCAGAATTTACGGTATATGGAGAAGGAATTCAAAATATTCAGGACATTATGAGAAGATTTGAAAACGGTATTTATGCAGAAGTTACTGGTACTGGTGCCAAATATCTAGTAGTATTCAAATAGAATCTTTAAATATCAAGTGACTTATAATAGAATATGGTTACTACGACTACATATTGTTCAGTTGGAGACATTAGTGATTTTCTAAGAGTTCCTATAACAAGTACAACCACTCCAAACAAAGAGATGGTTCGTAAGATTATTGCAAGAAAAGAGGAGGAATTGGACAGAAGAATAGGTCATACTTGGAAAACAAAGAAGATTACAAGAGAAGTTCACGATTTACCTTTACTATATACATTTGGATGGGGTACTCCAATATTCTTACAACATAGAAATATACAGATTTTTGATACATCAGCAGGTGATAAGATAGAGGTTTGGAAGGGAGAGAGTGATTCATGGGAAAATATTGTAGGTCAAGACCAATGGTATCATTGTGAGTATGAGAGAGGAACATTACATTTAAGAGGATATTTGTTTACAATTCTAAGAAAAAATAGAGTTAGAGTTACTTACAGATATGGTGGAGAAAACTTTGCTGGTGATTCAGAAATACCATTGGACATTGCAGATGCAGTTATTAAGATGGCATCAATAGAAATAATGAACACATCTTTCCGTATGGATGAAATACCAACTGGAGGAAGCGTGTCACCTAGTGAATCAAAAAGATTTTGGCAAGATGATATTGATCTCTGTATTTCAAACAGACGAGAAGTATTTGTTGTGCCTTAAATGAATATTTCAAACAGCCGTTGGTTAAGGGCAATGTCAAGAGAAGAATCATTAAACCAATCAAATTTAAAAATACGAACACTTCATGAAGACGAAGAACTTGAAGATGATGAGATATATTATGAAGGAAGTGCGATAAAAGTACCATTAGATATAGATCCATCAATGGTGTTTATACACGAAGAACTTAGTGATGAACAATTAAAAATTGTTATTGACGGTATACAAAAACCAGAAGAAAATTTTCAAAAAAATGAAGTTCCAGATGACATACTTCATGGGGATGATGATTATTTTTACATTAATACTGTTGGTATAAATTCAAAATCAACCTATAAAAAAGATGAATTTGGTCGCAGAATATATCCTGATGGTTGGGAAATAGCATATTACCCTGCTGGTAAAAGAGGAAGAAGAGGTAAAAATCATGGTAAAAAACCTCACATAGATGCCATAAAAATGTGGGTAAGAGATACCAAACTTGCTGGAATGTCACAAATGCAGCTTGAGGATGAGTATAGAAGAGTGAGAGGTTCAGAGGGAAATGTATCTTGGAGTGATGATAAAATGGATTCTTTGATTGACAGTATAGCATATCTTGTTGCTAGAAAAATATGGTATGTTGGAAGAAAATCAAGTAGAGAAACAGACATACAATGGGATGAACACACAAAAGATATGAGACCAGCAGAAGGCTCTTATGAATCAAATGAGAACTGGGGTGGAAACTTTCCTTACGGAGAAGAATATACATATACTAGTGGGGAGAAATAACTGTTATGACTATAACTACATATGATGCTGTAGATGACATTATATCACTTATTAAGACAAAATGGGCTAACCTCAGACCTCCACACATAACTAAAGTATGGGAAAAGAGAACAGTTGGGTTTATAGACGACAGAAGTGATGAGATTATTATATCTCCAAAAGGTGAGAATATAGAGTATTTTGGTCTTGGTGGTACTGCTTTTTGGCATGAACAGATAATAGAGTTGGATATTCGTACATATCAGGATATAGACAGACACAATAATGTTGTAAAGGAAATAGTGAAAATCATCAAAGATAACATAGTAGGCACAACATATACTGATTTGAGAGTAATAGGTTCATACAGCAGGAACTACCAGTATCGTAACATGTTTAGTTATGTAGTAACCATCTCATATAGAAAATCAGACCCAGTCTAGTCCTAAAAATCTTTATATAGTAATACAGAAAGTATAGTATATGGTAAACGTTTATACTGGTGGATCGGCATCTGTATTTTATGATTATGAAACTACATTTAATACAGCAGTAGCAACAACTAAGCCATTTGGTTTAAATCAAAAGGTAACAAATTTATCTGTACAGACTAATAGAATGAATTTTAATAAACTAGGACAAGTTGAAACAACTGCTTTTGCTTTTGGTGTTCAATCAGGAAGTGTAGGAATTGGATTTGTATTTGATGATAATTTATCTCACAATATATTTGAATCAATTTATGGTGAAGACACATCAAACGCACATGTATATCCTGCAACAAATGCTCAAGGAGAAGCTATGACAACTATGACTGGTAGGTCAATTACAACTGATATAGCAGTTCAAATGGGTGCAAACTATAAACTAAGAAGATTAACTGGATGTGTTGTAAACTCAATCGGTTTGTCAACAAGCATTGGTCAACCAGTAAACGGAACTATTGACATGTCATTTGGTAAAGAATTAAGTTCAACCATTGATGTTAGTGGTGCTACAATAAACCAGCAAGGTGTTGGTGCAGCAGGAACACAAGCAGGCAACCCATATACGTTTGCTCATGGTCATTTCAAAGTTCATAATGGATCATCTCTTCAAGAAATAGGAGAAATACAAGACTGTGATATTAACTGGGCAACAAACTCAGAATTACTTTATGGTATTGGAAGTCATTATGCTCAATCTGCATACAAGAAAGCATTAGACATTACTGGTAAATTCAAGGCATCATTCAAGAACTCAGAAATTGCTACACACGTATTAGACCAAGCAAAGGATACAGGTAATCAAATCCAGTTAGGTAACAATGAATCTGATGAAGTAGGTATTGAATTAAACTTTGTAAGTGGAAGTGACTCATTAAAAATAGAATTAAAAGGTGTCGCAATAGGAGACTATTCTTTAAGTGGTATTGAACCAGTAGAACCAATATTCGAAGATGTTTCTTGGAAAGCAAAATCTGCTCAAATAACAGCAACACAGCCATAACCTTTATAAATTAGATTTAATGTTAATTTTATATGGCATTAATTCCGATTAAAATAACATATAAAGACAAGGAAGAAATTGTGGAATTTGAAGATTCTTTGAGTTTTGGTGAGACTGAAAAGCTGGTAAATGACAGCGTTGATTTGAGTGATGTTACAAAGCCCAAAATTGATTTGGCAAAATATAGAATGAATTTACTAGTTATGACAATTAAAAAAGCACCATTTAAGACAGGTGACATTACAACTCTAAACATGATGGACGGAAACATTGTTAGAGCAATACTAAGGGAGATAGTTAAAATACACCCTTTAACGACCTACATAGAGGATTGGATGGAAACATTCATCAGCTCAGAGGCTTTGAGGAGTTCAGATACGCAATCTACTACCACTGTGCCACCCAGTTCGGATGGGACAAAGAAAAAGTCGACAGGCAAGAAGTAGATTATTTGAAAAAATTATTTGCAACACATATAAAAACTATGAAAGAAGCAGAAAAGAAAAACACCATGCCTCCAATGGGAAGGAATATGGCTAAAAACTTTAAATAGTTAATAACATATAAATCTATATGGCACGCTCGTGGAAAAAAGAAGCAGAAGCTCAATTACGTACTGCAAAAATAATTGACCAAGCATCTTCAAATATGAGTGATGGTTTCAAAAATGTTACTGGTAAAGTAATTGACTTTACAAAAGCCTTAACAAAAAGTTACAATCACCTTGAAGCCGTTAGAGTGCTCGGTGAACAAAAAGCAAAACATGATGCAAATCTGTTAACTCAACAGGACAGCCGTTATAAACATGAAAAAGATATGTTTGATAAGAAAAAAATTCTTGATGCTCAAACTCTTGCAGATAATATTAAAGTAAGAATGGCTGAATTATCACATCAAAAATTAATTGCAGATAATAGAAATAAAAATAGAATTGAAACTGAACAGGTACACGGAGAAAATGTAAGACATAATTTGAAAATGAGACAGTTATACAAAGACCAATCACAGTCATTGTCAAACGTAATGAACTTGATGACAGGTATGAGTGGAAGAGGTGCAGCTATGGGTGGCATATCTACAGCATTTAATACATTTTCACTAGGCAGTGAAATTGTTGGAACCAATACAGCATTGGATGAAGCAAGAGAAGAACAAAGAATTATGAGACTAAGTGGTCAATCAATGGATCCAGCGTTTGAAATAGGATGGAAAAAAGTTAATCGTAGAATTGAAAGATTGCTTGAGGTTAGAACTGAGCAACGTGAAAAATTGGGCGTGTTTGGAGGATTTGGTGGAAGTGGAGAGGAAGATTCCAAATGGGCAAAAAGACTTGAACCTATTATGAGTTGGGCTAAAAAGAATAAAAGTGGAATAATAATAAGTGCAGCAAGCATAGGAATGATGTATATGGTGTTTAAAAAATTACTTAGCGTGTCACCAATGTTACAAAAAATGTTGGAGGTTATGGGTCTTGCATTCAATCTTGTATTAAGACCGTTTGGTGACTTTATAGGATTTATATTGAGACCTATTGCAATGAATATGTTAGCACTTGTAATGCCATTCTTCAAGGAAGCATATCCTTTCTTAATGAAGTTAGGATCTGCAATGGGTGAGAAATTTGCAGTAGGTGACATATTAGGAGCACTTGGACTAATGTTTGAAGCAATACATCCTTTTGATGTATTAAAATGGATATTTGGTGACAGAGAAGGTAATACAGAAGGAGGAATTGGTGCTGTTGGTGCTGTTCTTAGTGCAGGTGTATTAGGTCTTTTCTCTGCTGTTGTAGTGTCAATTTATAAAATGACAGGTTGGGTAAGAGCTTTCCTTGGTCTTAAACCAATTCCAACTGTAACTCCAACTCCAAATATAACATCTGTAGTGAGTAGTGCTCAAGCTAGTTCTGGAAGTGGTTCTCCAAAAGATTTAAGAGGTGTTAATTGGAAAGACGGCAAAATTAGTGGATCTACTTTCCTTTCACCACCACAACCTAATCAGAAAGTCAATCAACTTCAAATTATAAAAGATACAATAGATGATGTGATTAAAAATTTAAAATTTGGAAAACTTAATTCTCTTGCCTCAATTAGAGGAGGAACTGGTGGTACTGCTTTTATGGTATCACAGTTGTTAGATTATGTTCCAGAATTTAAAGAATTCAGATTAGGTTTTATGGAATGGCAAAGAGATATGTCTGGTGCAAATGACCCTTCAAATGCATGGAAAGGTATTGACCAATATGGTCAAGGTATAGGTGTACCAGATTATTCTCAACAACATCCTTTTGCTCACAATGTGGACAGTACTGGAACACCAATTAACATAAACATTAATATAGATAATGTTGAAAATGCTAGTGATGTTGATTACCTAATGAACGAAATGATACAAGAAATGGAAAGTTCAAATTATATACAGGCTGGTAATTAATATGACATCATTTACAATTAAACATACAAGGGAAGATGGAACAAATGACATATATACATCCAAAAATATTGGTACAGCAACAATTGAATTTAATACACCAACTACACCCATACCACTTCCACAGATGAAAGACGAGGAAACAATACTTATCAAGGTTGAAGGTAATACCACAACAGTTAATGTAAATTGGACTGTTATTGATGATGGAACACAGCCTTTTACTGGAAGCAATGCAGTGACAGCCATTGCACAGGTTGCACATTTTAAGACAAATTTTGTACCAGTTGACGTAAATGATAGTTATGAACTTACACTAGGTACAGGAAGTGAAGCTGTTATTCTTAAAGGACTGTTAATAAAAATGGGGTTCACTGTAACTGGTAGAGCACCTGTAACATGGGAAGGAAGATTCCAATTTGTACATGGAAATGTTCAAACCCAGTATGACGGAGACAAAGCAAACAAACCAATATTATTAACTCCTATTGCAAACGCTTCTGGTGGTGGTGAAATTACATTATTTGGTATACAAACTACTTATTTGGGTTCTGAAGATGCAATTACACATTATGTTGTGGCATATAGAACTGCTGGCACAACAGCATGGAGCACAGTGGAACATGCAACAACACAGTCAACTTCACAGAATATTACTGTAGATATCAGTGCAACAGGTTCTAAAGACCTTAAGGTTGCAGCAAAAACAACAGTCGGTATTGGTGAATATACAACACCAGTGACGGTGACTGTAAGTTGAGCTTATACAGTATATTTAGTGAAAGACGAAATTACACTCCAAATCCTTATACTGTTACAAGAAATAAATTAAAACCAGTTGCTGGTGATGTAAACATAGAGGGAAGCAGAGCAGTTGACAATGCCAAATTCATTGTTGCTTCACCTGTAGACGTAAAGATAGGTGATACTGTGAGTTTTGTAGCAGATGACGTAGATACAGAAGAACTTATAGGTGCTTGGAATTTTTACCATAATTTAAGGGATGAAAGTGGATATAATTTTGACGGTGTTGTCACTTCTGGAAGTCTTGCTTATAAAAGGGAAACTACCACAGGTTCTAGATTCAGAGGTCATCAGTATCTAGACTTTGCAAATTCATCAAGTCCAGTAATTACAATTACACCTTCAACAAGTGAAAATAACAGTACAATAATAAACTTTGACAGTGACTCAGCTATTGCATTATGGTGCAGACCTAATCCAATTAGCAATGGTCAAAGTGAGATAATATTTGACAGAAGCGACAGTGGTAATGGACTTAAGATAGGAGTACAAAATTCAGGTAATACATATTATGCATTTGTACAGGTAAAGGGAAGTGGTGGATCATGGGCAACATCCACACTCAATTCAAATGTTCAGTTTACACAAGGAGATACTATAATGATTGGTGTGGAAAAATTTTCAAGTAACCAGTATAGAATATCAATAAATGGTACTAATTTTTGGAACTATGCAGTTTATTCAGGTAACATAGAACAGTCTAGTCCACCTCCAATAAACATTGGAGTTTCTTCATCAGGGTCTAATTACTTTGAAGGCAGACTTTATTCTCTTAGAATGTACAGTAAAACATTATCAAGTTCTGATTATACAACAATGTTTAAGAGAAAACAGCCATTTACAACAATGAAGTTTGCTGGAAAAGTAACGTCAGTAGATGATGGAAATTCAGTAACAAAAATAGAAGCAGTCGGATTCAGTTCAGAATTACTGCTTAAAACAGAATTAACAGCAGCTTTTGCATCACATTTAACAGATAATGGAGCATATAAATATGATTCAAGTTCAGGTGAAGATACATTATTAGAAAATATAATTAGCAATATAATATCAGTAGTAAACTCAAATGTATTGGATGGTGATGACATACCATATGAATTTGTATATGATAACGTAGGGGATGATGACGATATTAATTCAGGTAGTCAGGCATGGAAAGATACAACAAATAAATTTCATATGAGAAATATAAATAAATTAGATGTTAGTGGTAAATTACATTCTCTTACACAAATTCTTGCAATATTAGGTGGTAAAGAGTATAACTCAAGTGGTAATCTAATTCATAACAATGGGGCAGACTCATTTTACATGTTGCCAAGAAAAGTGTTAGTTTTTGAATCTAGCGACATTGATAGTAATACAAAGTTTTCAATGGGTAACTATAACATACTTGATGGTGGTTACAGCAGTGCAAGTATTTGGAATGACGTATCAGTATTTGGAAAAGGTGATGTAAAATATCACAATTTTTATTTTTCAGTATCTGCTCCAGTAACTAGTCTTTATGATTTAGGAGGTGGTTTAGGAAATGATAAACAGTTCATGGGTATAGTTCAAACTGATGGATATCATGATCCTATTTATTATAGACAACTTAGATATGATAACAATCTATCATCTAATGATAGTTATAATTATAATACTGCAACCGAAGAATTTAATTATAAAATTGCTAGCACATATATAGATACTATTAGTCTTACAGTTGCTTATTTGGATTTAACAAATAATTCTGCTGCATTATCATCATTACCATCATCAGTCGAGAAATCATATTATTACCAAGCACAAAATGATGCAAGTATTGAAAAATATGGAAAAAGAACTAAAAAATTCTATTATCCAATGCTTGAGGATATGACAACAACGGCAGCCGTATGCAGAAGAATACTTGGAAGCAATGCTGAAAAACAGAAAAAAGCACAGATAATTATACCACATTTAAGTAACAGTGTTCAGATTGGCAGTAAGGTGTCAGTTACAAATGACATGAAAAGTATATATGGTGAAGAATTAACAGTAAAATCCATAAATTACAAGTTTCCTGCTTTTAAGACCATTGTTAATGTAGGTGATTATAATTATAACTTTTTAGATAATATATCAAATTTGTTTGATACAGTCAATTCACGAGAAAGTGAAATGACTGGCGTAACATAATCTTTATATACACCCAAGCAATATGAGTAATATGAAAGTTACAGGCGACTCATTCGAAGAAAGAATAGAAAAATTCAATTCATTTAAAGATAGTCTCCCAAAATATAGTAAAAAAGGAGTTCAATTAAACGTAGCAGATAACGTTACTGCCCTACGTACCAGAGAAGAATCTGATGGTACATTACATAAAGAATGGCAATTTACCCATAACGTAGTTACATCTACTGGAGATATTTATTATGCTAATAAAATTGCAGGTAGAAGAGGAAACGGAGATGCTTATGTTGATGCAGGAGCAGCAGGTGCAGGATTTGCTGGTGACGGTCATTTATTCCATCACCCAACTGTAAATTCAACAGCAGCCGTAAGTAACGGTACAACTTCAAGTATAGTTTATGGTGCTATGATTTTAGGAACTGCAACCACAACCCCACATGAAGCAAATACATATGGTGTACTTGGTACTGGTGCAAGTGGAAATACATTCCAATCTGGTGCTTTAGATGCAAGTGGATCAATTGATACAACTAAAATATTAAGCGAAAAATATCCAAGATTCGGTGACGACGATGCAGATAATACAGGTGGATATGTTAGTGCATTAAATACTGGAACAGACCAAGTAACATGGGCTTACTCATGGACTAAAGGTGACTTTGCTACAGCATCTTCTACAGACCTAACAGGAGGAGTAATTGTAGATAGAGCAAATAATGCAACACCAGCAAACGCAGCAAAATTACTATGTCACTTTAATTTTGCAAGTCCTTTCGAGAAAACAACAAACGACACATTAAAAGTCTTCGTAAATCATACATTCGAAGGAGCTTAACCCTAATGCCTAGAAGGCTAAGCATGGGTGGTTTATTCAAACTCTTAGAAAAAATTTATGGTAACACTCAAATTGGTGCAGATTCTAAAATTCATACCAATGAACAAGTAAATGTGGTGCTAGGAAAATAATATGGTTTCTAATGGTAAAAGAATAGCATATGGTCGTAATCAAAACCGTGTCAATACAACTACATATCCAGATGATACCAGTGTACCAGTAAGAACAAGTCATTGGAACCAAGATCCTCATGACCAAGCAATATTAGGTTTTACTAAAATCACAGCCACATTAGATGCAAGTGGCGTAATATATACAAAAGATGACACTACAACATTTGTAGAAGCTGACGGTAACACTTATTCCAAACAGTCAACACTCATTGAGGTTGAATGTGAGGGAACTGAAACTACTGATATCATATCAAAAATTGATATTACAGATACTAATGAAAATGACATAGTATACTTATTCAAAGCAACAGACTCAGATGCAATAACAATATCAGATATAACACCATCAGCAAATGGACATATTAAAACACAACTAAGTGGTGGGGCTACACTAGTCCATGACGGAGTACCAATCATGCTCATTAGAAGAGGAGACTACTGGTATGAGTTTGGAGCAGATGGAGCAGCAAGTACATTCACAGCAATTTCATCTGATACCTTAGAAAACAAAACAATAAACACCTCAGATAACACAATCATAGTAGCAGCAGCAGATGTAGCAAGTGGAACTCTAGATGCAGCCAGAATACCAACATTAAATCAAAATACAACAGGAACAGCAGCAAGTTGTACAGGTAATTCAGCAAATGTTACAGGTGTAGTAGCCAATGCAAACCTAGATGCAGATACAGCTCATTTAAGTACAACTCAAACATTTACAGGTACTAAAACATTTACACCAATAACTACTCACTCAGCTGGAATAGATGTAGTAGGTGCTAATATAGATAATATTCAAAATTTAATTCATGATATAACACCAACAGCATCAGTATCAGGTGCTAGAACATTAGACTTTAATGCAGACCAATTAGAAACATGGGCTTTATCAGGAAGTACAGCAATAACATTTAATACTACCAGTAATAAAGCAGCAGGTCGTTCAAAAACAATCAGATTGGTAAATGATGCAACATTACAAAACTTAACATTACATTCAAGTTGGAAAGTAATTGGAACAGCACCAACAGATATTGCAGCTAGTAAAACAGCAATCCTAACCTTAACCTGTTTCGGAACAGCAGAAACAGATATCGTAGCAGCATACGCAGTAGAGGAGTAATAAATGTCTCATAGAGACTCTCCAATTAAAAAGAATAAAGAATTAAAAAAGCCAATGGATCTAATGAATGTAGGATTTGTTGGAGCTGCTGGTGGTGGTGGTATGATAGGATTAACATCCGCAGATCCAGCAACATCAGCACAGGATTTTGCAGATAGAGGTTATGCCTCTGGAACATATTGGGTTACAATTCATGGTTCACCATATGAAATTTATTATGATGAAACTGATAAATTTGGTAATGGTGTTAGTGGTTGGTTAAAAATCGATGCCGCGTTCATAGGTGCTAATAGTGCCGCACTTGCTAGCTTATATCAAGTAGGTAGTTATGTTGATGCTAGATGGTTAAATCAATCAGCAGGAACATATTCTTTAGGTGACCAAAGTTCATCTCATACAACAATTTCTAATATGGCAAGAATGAGATGTAAAATACCTAAAATGCAGTACGCAGTAATGAACACAATGACAGCTACTGGTGATGGGGCTCAAGGTGCAGATGAT